CCGCCGGCCCCCGGCGGGCGCTCGCCCGATGACGCGCAAGGCGTCGACGGAGGATGACCATGCCCGGCCCCCCACCGAAGCACCCCAGCGCCCGAGCTCGGCGCAACAAGGTGACGACGCACGCCGTGCTCCGAGCGGATCACGCGATCGTCGCGCCCGAGCTGCCGGGCGAGACCTGGCACCCCATGACGGTCGCCTGGTGGCGAGACGTGTGGGCGTCGCCGATGGCGCCCGAGTTCGACGAGTCCGACCGCCACGGCCTGTTCGTGCTCGCGGCCCTGGTCGACGACTTCTGGAACGCGCCGACGGCGAAGGACCGCAAGGAGCTCGCCGCCGAACTGCGGCAGCAGGGGCAGCGGTTCGGGCTCTCCCCGATCGACCGGCGCCGCCTCCAGTGGGAGGTCGAGCGGGTCGAGGCCGCGCAGGCCGACGGCCGCCGCCGGCAGTCCGCCACCACTCCCCGCCCGAAGAAGAAGCCGGCGCGCGACCCGCGGGACATCCTCCGGAGCGTGTGAGCCGTGGCCACGTTCGTGGTCCCGGGGCACGACAAGAAGCCGTGGCCCACGCTCGGCCCGCAGGTGTGCGACCTCATCGAGGAGCGGGCCGTGTTCGGGCCCGGCTCGCTCAAGGGTCAGCCCGCGGTCCTCGACGACGAGAAGCGCGCGGCGATCTACAAGGCCTACGAGGTCTACCCGCGGCGGCACAAGCTCGCCGGGCGGCGCCGGTTCCGGCGTGTGCGGTTCTCGTGGCGCAAGGGCACCGCGAAGACCGAGCTCATGGCGTGGATCGCGTTCGCCGAGCTCCACCCCGAGGGTCCGGTGCGCTTCGACGGGTGGGACTCGAACGGCGACCCCGTCGGTCGGCCCGTGCGCGACCCGTACATCCCGCTGCTGGCGTACACGAGCGAGCAGGTGCAGGAACTGGCCTACGGCGCGCTCCTGGTCGTGTGCCAGGAGGGGCCGGACGCGGACCTGTTCGACGCCGGCTCCGAGCGGATCCTTCGACTCGACGACCGCGGTCGAGCCGACGGCAAGGCCGTACCGCTCGCGCAATCGCCGAACGCTCGCGACGGCGCGCGCACGACGTTCCAGGGGTACGACGAGACGCACCGGCTCGTGCTGCCGCGGGTGCTCGCGGCCTACGAGACGATGGAGGCGAACCTCCCGAAGCGCCCGCTGGACGATCCGTGGTCGCTGGGCATCACGACGGCGGGTGAGCCGGGGCAGGGCTCGGTCGCGGAGAAGGACAAGGACGAGGCCGAGGCGATCGACCGCGGTGAGGTTGAAGAGCCCGAGCTGTTCTACTTCCACCGCGAGGCTGGACCACACCACGACCTGAGCACCCTCGAGGGCCGCATCGAGGCCGTCCGGGAAGCCTCGGGGCCGGCAGTGGCGCAGTGGTCGGACCTGCGGGGCATCGCGCGGCAGTGGGACCGCCCCGGCGCGGACAAGAAGTACCTCGAGCGGACCTGGCTCAACCGGTGGACGCAGTCCGAGGCGCAGGCGTTCGACGCGAAGAAGTGGATCGACGAGCTCGCCCGCCCGAACGCCGTGATCCGGCCCGGTGCAGCGGTGTCGGTCGGCTTCGACGGGTCGAAGTGGAAGGACACCACAGCGCTCGTCGTCACCGACGTCGAGACAGGGCTGCAGATCAAGCGCGGCCTGTGGGTGCCGACCGAGCACGAGCCCGTCGACGAGGCCGCAGTCGACGCGATCGTCGACGACGTGTTCGACCGGTTCAACGTGCTGCGGCTCTACGGCGACCCGGCGCAGGGCTGGGACGACCGGCTCGCGCGCTGGTCGGGCAAGCACGGCCCGAAGATCGTCGCGATGTTCTACACGGACTCGAGGAACCTGCGGCGCACGGCCACGATGTGCCGCGCCTACGGCGACGCGATCCGGTCCGGGGCGGTGACGCACGACGGCGACGACGACTTCGCTCGACACATCGGTCACGCGCAGCGCCGCGACATCCGCATGACCGACGAGGACGGCACCCCGCTGTGGGTGATCGTCAAGGAACGGCACGACTCCCCGAACAAGATCGACCTCGCCATGGCCGGGGCGTTGTCGTGGCAGGCCCGCCTCGACGCGATCGCCGCCGGCAAACAGACCGGACCCGAGTACGCCTACGTCATGTGAGGAGGGCCGACGGCATGGAAGCAGCTGAGGCCCTCCAGGTCGCCGAGCGGCTGGAGAAGCAGCTCAAGTCGCGGCAGGACGACATCACCAAGCGCGACCAGTACTACGCCGGTGAGCAGAAGCTTAAGTTCGCGACCACGCAGTGGGCGGAGGCTCACTCGCGCCGGTACGAGGGGTTCTCGGACAACTGGGCCGGCGTCGTGGCCGACTCCCCCGCTGAGCGCGTCCAGGTGATCGGGTTCCGCCTCGACGACAACGCCGCCATGAGCGCCGCTGAGCGCGACCTGTGGCGTGCGACGTGGCAGACCAACGACCTGGACGCGCAGTCCGCGCAGGGACTCCTCGAGGCGTTCGTGTCCTCGCGGTCGTTCGCGCTGGTCTGGGGCAACTCCGACGAGCAGCCGGTCATCACGTGGGAGCACCCGTCGCAGGTGCTCGTCGAGTACGACCCGGAGAACCCGCGCATCGGCCGCTACGCGATCAAGCGCTGGCACGACGACGACCACGAGTACCTCACGCTGTACACGGCCGAGGACGTGTGGAAGTGGGGCGCGCCGAGGAAGGGCAGCTCGGGGCTGATCCTCCCGGCGGGCTACTCGGGCGGCGGCTGGGTACCGCGCGCCGGCGACGACACGTGGCCGCTGACGAACCCGCTGGGTCGCCTCCCGATGGTGGAGTTCGCCAACCGACCCCGTCTCGGCGGGGAGCCGATGTCGGACATCGCCGGCACGATGGCGATGCAGGACGCGATCAACCTCCTCTGGGCGTACCTGTTCAACGCCGCCGACTTCGCGTCGATGCCGTCCCGGGTCGTCATGGGTCAGGCCCCGCCGATGATCCCGATCCTCGACGACAATGGGCAGAAGATCGGCGAGGTCCCCGTCGACGAGCAGACGCTCCGCGAGGGCCGGATGCTCTGGCTCACCGGGCAGAACACCAGCATCGGGTCGTGGCCGGCCGCGAACCTCACGTCGTTCACCGACATCGTCGAGGTCGCCGTCGGGCACGTCGCCGCGCAGACGCGCACCCCCCAGCACTACCTGGTCGGGAAGATGGCGAACCTGTCCGGGGACGCCCTCAAGGCCGCAGAGACCGGCCTGGTGAAGAAGTGCCAGGAGGCGCAGCTCCACTTCACCGCGCCGATGCGTGAGCTGTTCCGGCTCTCCGCGCTGGTCCGCGGCGACGAGGGCACCGCGAACGCGGCCGCGCTCGGCACGGTGAAGTGGCAGGACGCGGAGTCGCGCTCGGAGGCGCAGCTCGTCGACGCCCTCGGCAAGATGAAGGACATCGGGTTCCCGTTCGAGTTCCTCGCCGAGCGGTACGGCCTGTCCGACACCGAGGTCGCCCGGGTGATGAAGATGATCGCCGCGGAGAAGACCGACCCGGTCCTGGCCGACATCGCGAACAAGCTCAACGGCCCGGTGGCCGCAGGTGCTGCAGCAGCTCCCGCCGTCGGCGCTTGAGCACTACCGCGCGCGGATCGCGATCCAGACCGCGACGCTCGCCGCGGCCCGGCGCATCTGGGACGCGGAGATGGGCCGCGACTTCGACCGGTCCTGGGCCGCGATCGGTCCCCGCCTCCTCGTGCTCCTCACCGCCGCGCAGCTGCGCGCCGCCGCCGACTCGGTGGCCTATGTCTCCCTCGCAGCACTCCAGCAGGGCCTGAGCACGAAGGTCGACGGCCGGCCGGCGCCCCGGGCGCTCGCGGGGCAGGCCTCCGACGGTCGCAGCCTGGCGACGCTGCTCGGTGAGGCCGTCATCCGCGCCAAGACCGACGTCGGCGCGGGTGCGAGCGTGCCGCAGGCGCTGGCGGCCGGGCGGGCGTTCCTGGACCTGGCGGTCCTCACGCAGATCGCCGACGCCGGCCGCGGCGGCGAGCTCGTCACGATGACGGCGACGCCGGCGGTGACCGGGTACGTGCGGATGCTCAACCCGCCGTCGTGCTCGAGGTGCGTGATCCTCG